ATACTGCCGGAACATAAAAAAATTTGGAGAAAACAATGATTGATGCTAAAAATATTCTTGATATAGCAAAAAGAGAATGCAAGGGTGACGCAACAGAAGAAGAGCAGGACTGGCTTAATGCTCCAGAAAATCGTAGGGCGTGGGCGCAAGCGCTCGTGCAGGCTATGTCGGATTTTGAGTCACAGATGATTTATCATCGAGACAAAATTAAACTACAAGCCTCCGACGCTCAACTTGGCTTTATTGACATGGATAAGTATCAAGAAGAGAAAGATAAATTTGATGCATGGCAGAGAAAGGCGCTACGGTTTAGAACAGGAATCAACGAGCGACTCAGCCAGGTAAAAGCACTAATTGGTGATGACCCAAATGTGAACAATCTTGATGAGATAACACGTTTAACAAGGGCAATTATTCAGCACCATAGGTCCGCCCTTGAGGCCGACCTATCACCAGAGATACACGACGAGAAACTTTGGGCGCACGTAAACCTGAAAGCGTAGAACAAGACCAAACTGCTAGTGAGGTAGCAAACGCAATTCGCGCCCTTGCTGGACTGTGCGATGGGGCATCATCCCCAGACGGTGTTGGTTTCACTCGGTCCGACTCACGTTTTGGCACCTCCATTGCTGCCATCCCAGAGAACCTCTGGACTGAATCAATCATCTATTCAGCGTGGCTCATGCTTGCGAAATATTCAAAGCAACTATCAGGCATCGGAATCTCATACGATTCAATCACTCCACCAAAACGCTCAACCAAGAGTTCAGAAACGGAATTAAGTAATATTCTGGAAAAACGTAGAAGCGTAAGTAAGAACAACATATCCCAAAACAAAAACGCCTATGTAATTGACTCCGAGTACGACGAGCAGATAACAAGTGAAATAAAACTAATTGAAGGTGCCACATGGAATCAGTCTGCGTCCTTGTGGATTGTCCCACTTTCCTCTAGCATTGGTCTTGCGGAATTTGCCGCAAAATATAAATTTTATATCAATGAGGGAACACAACTAGATATGTCAACGGTTGAAAAGACAGTCACCGCCAGCACGTTAACCATAAACAAAAGGGGTAATGCTGTACTGCAGTTTTCCTACACCCCGCAAGCAGTAGCGGATGTCAAGTTGCTTCCTGGAAGAATGTGGGACCCAAAAAATAAATACTGGACAGCGCCCATGTCGGTGCAGGTTTTGGATTTTGCTGACAAGTTTGGCCTATCCGTTGACGAAGCACTAAGGACGCAAATTTCCGAATCTGGGAAAAAGGCAGCAGACTTACTCTCGCAGTCAACCTCTACCGACGCGGAAATAGTTATACCTACCCTGAGTGGGACCCTGATGCCTTATCAGAAAGCAGGAGTTGCATATGCTTCATCAGTCGGAAGGTGTCTTATTGCCGACCAAATGGGCCTCGGCAAGACCGTAGAAGCAATCGCAACGCTTGAGTATAAGAACGCATACCCAGCAATCATTGTCTGTCCCGCCTCGCTGAAGGAGAACTGGCTAAGAGAGTTTAAAAAATGGTTGCCGCATAGAAGCGTTAATGTCGTCCACGGTAAAACCGACGTGACCGTCGCCGACGTGAACATAGTCAACTACGACATTGTTGCAAGATTTGTTGAGCCACTTCGTCACCTTGGGCCGTTGGGATTAATACTCGATGAGTCTCACTATGTAAAAACCAGCAAAACAAAAAGAACAGAAGCAGTTAAGGACGTGGCAAAGTCCATTCCGTCAAATGGATGTGTCCTACTTCTGTCTGGAACACCAGTCACGAATAGACCAGAAGAACTGGTTAGCCAATTAGAGATAATGGGAATGATTGGAAAATTTGGAGGGAAGTGGGCGTTTCTCAAGAGGTACGCAGATGCAAAACATAATGGTTTTGGCTGGGATACAAAGGGAGCGTCAAACCTATCCGAACTAAATATTAAGTTGCGTCAGAATTGCTACATACGAAGAACAAAAGATGAGGTTCTCAAAGAACTACCACCAAAGACGAGAAACGTTATACACGTCGAACCATCTGGAAAAGGTTACACAGAGTACAAGAAGGCGGAAAGAGACTTAATCTCATTCTTGAGAGAGAACGGATATAAAAAATCAGACTCGGCTGAACACCTAAGAAGGACCGGCATTCTAAAAAGACTTGCTGGCGACGCAAAGATGGAAGCCGTTGTCGAATGGATTGATTCGTTCCTGGAGTCCTGCGATAGAAAGTTAATCGTCTTTGCCCATCATGTTGCGATTGTTGATTACCTGGCGGGCAAGTACGGTGGCCTTCGAGTTAGCGGTAAGGACTCGTTGCCAAATAGACAAATTGCCGTCGATACATTCCAAAAAGACCCAAAGGCAAGAATCATCGTTCTGAATATCCAGGCTGGTGGCGTTGGCCTAACCCTTACGGCGGCGTCAGACGTTTGCTTTGTAGAACAGGGCTGGACGCCAGGTGAGCACGACCAGTGCGAAGATAGAGCCCACAGAATTGGGCAAAAAAACAATGTTCAGGCCTGGTATCTGCTTGGTGCAAACACAATCGACGAGGATATCTATGACCTCATTGATGCCAAGAGACTCGTTGTCGATGCAGTCACTGAAGGCGATGAAGCCGAGCAACAGAGCGTCATAGGAGACCTTATGAGGCGCTTCCATCAACGGGTTAAAGCATAATCTCACTATACGCAATAAGTGGTGGATACTTATGTTATCCACACGAACAGGAGATTTTATGAATTCAACAACAGCAGTAGATGGTGTAGCAAAGGGTGGCGCAATGGGCGTCGTTGTTTACCTGTGTGACAAGTACAGCATTGACCCAATGTTGACAGCATTGTTGATGCCAGTAGTTGCCGCTGTTCTTGCTCTTGTTTCAACAAAAGTTGGAGACCCATCAGTAGCAAGTTTCTTTGCAGCAAAGCCTGCAGTAAAGCCTGCCCCTAAGTCGGTAGCAGCAGCAGCAAAGAAGAAATAATGTCAAGCGTCGCTTGGGATTACATTGTCCCTGTTTCACTTCCTGACGACCTAAAAGGTGTTACGCCAGGAAAACTTGATGATAGTTTGCTTCGTGCCGTACCAAGTGGAGGAAAACTTCATTGGCGTGCCTGTGATGCATGGTGTGCAATGGTTGCCAAAGCAAAAGAAGATGGCGTTGAACTAAAACCGACGAGTTCTGGAGATTTATATCGCAGTTATGAGAGCCAGAAGTCTGGATTTCTTACTCGCTACAGTCTCGAAGATACGGGAACTGGTTCAACAAAAACTTTTGAAGGCAAGACCTGGTACCTAAAGAAGGGTATGGCCATGTTGGCCACACCTGGCAAGTCGCAGCATAACCTCGGTTTGGCCATTGACATTGCTAGTGCATCAGAACCAAAGCGATTGAACTGGCTTATCGCAAACATTAAGGATTTTGGTTTCAGTTGGGAAGTTGTTCCGAGCGAGCCATGGCATATCCGCCTGGTAACTGGTGACAGCCCAACCGCAGCAGTAATTGCCCACGTTAGCGGTTCAGAAACCCCAAGTTCGGCACCAGCGCCAAAAGCAGAAGCACCAAAACAAAGCCCAGCAGCCGGAAACGTTGTAGCCAAAAGAGGCAAAGAGAATTCTTCCACAAACCCAGTTCTCAAACTTGGCGATAAGGGAGAATCTGTAAAAATCCTACAAAATCTTCTGGTTAAATGGGGTTGCCCAACATCAACCGACGGAGATTTTGGACCAAAAACAGAGAATGCATTAAAGGCCTACCAGAAGAAGGTCGGCTTGCAGGAAACTGGAATCGTTAACGCCAAAACATGGTTGAAAATCTACGCGTAATTGGACCCCATAGGACCAACCCTACAACACTTTTTCAAAAGTTGCATATAAAATCATCACAGTACACACCCTTAAAGGAGCAAGAAAATGGCTGCAAATAATTCGACAATTACCTTCGATGTTCAGGATTGCAAAATTTATCCAGTTGCCACGGACGCATCAGGCGGAATCACCTACGGTGCAGCAATCGACGTTCCTGGTATCCAGGAAGTTTCGGTTGAGCCAAACTTTGTAACTGCAGAGTTGAAGGGTGATGGTCAAGTTCTTGCAAAGAAGGGAAAGATTGACCGTTTGAACTTTTCTGCTACATATTCAGAATTAAGCCTTCCTGTTTTGTCGGTAATTTACGGTGGCTCAATTGCCACCAGTGGTACTGCTTCAGCAGAAATTGCAGAATACTCATTCACTGGTGGAAGCCTTCCATACTTCAAAGTTGAGTTCCTTGTGAACGACCTTGAGTCGGACCTTGCAGAGTTGGTTTTCACTTTGAACAAGTGCCAAGTAACTGGTGGAACAATCATGGGTGGTTCAACCGACAACTTTGGTACGCCATCGTTCGACGCAGAAGCAATTCTCCCTTACGCCACGGCGGTTCCATTTGGAACAGTGGCATTCAGAGAGACCGCTGTCGGTCTTAGCGCCTAATACCCAGTAAGTTTAATTTAATTGCAACGGCGGCACAGAAATGTGCCGCCGTTTGCATTCCCCATTTAAGTCGTGTATAGTTCGGATATGGACTACACACCAATAGTATTAAAAAACACCGGAGTTTCTGCAGAGTTTGCCAAACTTAAAAAAGTTGGCGATGATGAGTGGGAGCGCCAGTATGACGAAAATGAAGACCTAATCACAGAGACCGTATTTATCAGGTTTACGAATAACGTAATTGCCGATATTGAAAGTCACTATGGAACCCTTGATGCTTGGCAGAGCGGACTTGAGTCGCAGCCAGCAACGACACTACGGCAAACGCTTGCTTTTGCTTTGAAGAAACCGCTTCTATTTGTCGGAGAGGCGATGCTGGACGGTGAGTCACTTGGTTACTCAAATGTTATTGGTGTGGCGTGGGCGGTCGCCAATGGAGTGGACCCCAAGGTGGCGGGCAAAATGCTAAGCGCAAGCATGGTGCTCGCAAAAGAAAACAAAAAGCAAATGCAAAAAGCAATCGAGGAGCAGAACCAGACGATGGAAGACTTCCCTGGCGTCAGTGGTACACCACCTGGTCCCAAACGAACCGCTCGTACGAAGAGTTCTGGGAGTTAAGTCCAGCACAAGTCGGAGCAGTATTTGAAGGCATGGGCTTTATGAAGCAAAAGTCCGGCTCTTCAGACATAATGCAATTCGCCACAAAGATGGGTCTCCCGGTCAATAAGGTCTGATTGTAATTTCAATTTATGATTAGGTCGTTTGCATAGTTTTAAAAACAGTGCAAGAATATTGACATGCCAGCAGCATCAGGGCCACCGCCACTCCACGTACGGATTGTCATTGGAACGACTGGCGCCCCAGCAGCAGCGGCTGCAATGCGGTCCGTAACTGGAGCCACAACGGGAATGGCTTCAAGCATGGCGAGGAGCGCGGTTCCAATCAGGCAAATGGGCGACGCAATGCGCCAGACGGGTTCGCTAATTAAGTATGCAGTTATTGGCGGACTGGTTAATCTAGGAACAGCATCAATGCAGGCTTCCAGGCAATTTGAAGTAAGCATGAAACAAATTCAGGGCTTGGTGGGAATTAGCGCCAACGCTGTTCAGGGATTCAAGGACGAAATTTTAAAAATGGGAGCGGCCACTAGCAAGGGTCCAGCCGAACTTGCTGACGCTCTTTATTTTATCACCTCGGCCGGTTTAAAGGGAAGACTAGCACTGGATGTTTTGAACCAGTCGGCGCGCGCTGCCGCTGCTGGTCTCGGAGAGACAAAGGTCGTAGCCGACGCTCTTACTTCTGCAATTAACGCTTACGGTCCAGGTGCATACAGCGCGGCACAGGCAACAGACATTCTTGTTGCAACAGTACGAGAAGGAAAGGCAGAAGCGGACCAGTTTGCTCCAGCGCTCGGCAAAGTTCTTCCAGTTGCTGCAGCGTTCGGTGCAACTTTTGAAGATGTTTCTGCCGGTGTTGCAGCGTTGACGAGAACTGGTGCTTCGGCTGGAACTTCGGCAATTTATCTTCGTCAAGTTTTATCGCAACTCCTAAAGCCAAGTAAGCAGGCTAGAGAAACGTTGCTAAGTTTTGGAACAAGCGCTGAGCAACTACGAACAAACATACAAGAAGACGGACTCTTGAATGCGCTTGAAGGTCTTAACGTCAAGATGGGTAGCCAAAACGGCGAAGTAATGGCGACGGAAATGACCAAGGTTTTCGGAAACGTTCGAGCCCTAACGGCAGTGTTCTCCCTACTTGGACCAAACTTAGAAAAGAACAGAGAAATCTTTGCAAAAATGAGCATGACTGCAGGAGACGCAGACGCCGCTTTTGCTGCTTACGCGCAAACATCTGATTACAAATTTAAAAAAGCATTGGCAGAAGGCCAAGCAGCGATGGTTCGTTTTGGTGACGCAATCATGCCTGCCGCAACAATGCTGATTGGTTTGGGTGGCGCTCTCTCAAGAGTCGCGGAAACAATTTTAAGGTTTGCCACAGGAACTGGAATAGTCGGAAGATTCGGCAAGTCGCTCTTCATTGCTGGCGCAATGGCAATGATTATGTCTAAGGGTTTGTTATTCCTGTTTATGAGGGCGGCTTCATTTATCAGAATCATGGGACACGGCCAAGTTGTAATGCGCGGTTTTTTTACCGGCCTTAGAGGTGGAACGACTGGTATCAGGACGTTGGGAGCGGCTTTTAAGAAAACAAACATACAACTTGTTTCTCATGCAGAAGCACAGTCGCTTGCGACTGCCGCTGGAACCGGAAACCTTGTAAGTGAAAAGGCACTGCTGACAGCAATGGCAGCAAAAAATACAGGAACTGCAGCGGGAACACAGTTGACAAAGATGGCTGCTGGCGCATCAACAACAAAGATGATAGCAACCGACGCGGAAACTGTTGCCACCTATGGGGCTGCTGCCGCAACCAGAACCCTTGGCGCAACATTAATGGCCGTAATCGGACCTGTTTTGATGATTGCATCGCTGGTGTACACCCTTGCTTCATCGTTTGGGCTTATGGGTGACTCAATGGGAGATGGTTTTGAGTCAAAGGGTCAAAGTCTTGACAAGTTGAATGAACTTCTTGGGATAACAGCACACTATGCAAATACC